TCTCATGACTAACCTTCTGAGGTATTACAATTTTCTGTTCTCGCAAGTGATTGTATATGAGAACATCCCAATAACGAACAGAGCCAAGAACATCGATATAATTGACCTTACCATCATATGCCATAGTCAGACAGAGCTCGATCAGTTTCATCTTATCCTCTAATCGATCCACAATCTCAACGTCTTGTATATTATATTCGATGAACGACTGAAAGTCCTTGGTATACCATTCACGAAATGTGTCAAATGGATTTCCTGCCTTACTCTCGCCCAACTCCACCTTCGCAATGTGGTCTAGTCGATAGGACTCTTGAGCAGAATAAGTAAATTTGCGATATAGGTCAAAATAGTCTAGTGCAGCCACACCTGAGATAATATACGTTTGGTGATTGCGTCCCATCTTATAGACTTCTCTCTCACGAACATCGCCCCAAGGAGATAGACGTTTGATCTCATCTTCACTAATCTTTTTCTTGATGCGATTGCAGATATATGGTATGTCAAAGAACTCTGTATTCCATCCAGTGATAACATCAGGCTGATGTTTCTCCCAGAACACTAGGAACTCTTTTAACAGATGCGTTTCACTCTCGCATTTAATATATGTAACATCATCACGATTCGTAGAGAACTCACCAATACCCCACACTACGATCTTCTTGTTCTGGTGGTTCTTGATTGTTATTGACAGCATTTCCTCTGTAGCTTCTGAGGGCGATGGAAATCCGTTTTCACTGCGACACTCGATATCCAATGTCACGATCAGTATTTGATCTATATCCCAATTAACTGGGCCCACATATTCATCTGAGATATAACAGTAGGGATATTGCGTATTACCATACACCAGTTCAGGCTGACTCTTATGGGAAGCTACCCACTTCCTTGCATCATAGAGGTTGGAGAACTGAGTAGGTAGTACATGACTACCGTCAAGTGTCTTATATCCTGTCTCTCGTTGGACAGGGGTAAATAGAGTAGGCGCATACCTCACCTTGGAGTTTATGCGCTTACCATTCTTGACTTCACGAACACATAAGTAATTACCTCTTTGAGAGACATTTGTATAAAAATCCACTAATAAGTTTCTTTCATTACCCATTCGCCTTTATAGTTTTTACATGCAGTTCCACGCATTTGTTTGTTCTTACCATTTATCACCATATCAGTAACAAATTCTCGACAGATACCATTTACCTTTTTTGGTGTATTTGTGAGAGAGAAATTACCCTTCTGATTTTGCCATGTAACTGGCGTGTTATTATTAAATGAATGGTTTATCGCCATTGCGGCGTGCATTTGATCTACCTTATCTATGGTATCTCCAATAGTATAACCAACCACAAGACCCAAGACACCATATATTGCAGCTGTCGCAGGGTCTTTACCCAAAGATGCACCTAGTGCTGCTCCACCTAATGCACCATATGTCGCCTTTTGTTGGAACATAGGTTTGGGAGCCCAATATCCCCTTCCAGGCAGATAAAAATCTTTCTGCTGACATCCAGTAAAAGGTGAACATCCAAGAGAGGGGTTTATGCCACTTGGCATAAAACATCCACTCAAAGATAGTGCAACGGCGGTACTAAGCAGAAGGCTCTTCATTAGTCACTTTACGATTCTTCTTGATTATTTTCTCAAGATTTTGTAGTGACTGAGCTTCCTCTTTCTTCTCAACCTTGTTGACTTCTTCATCAAGTTCTTTCCACGCTTCTGTGGAACGTAGTCGGGAATAAACCATACGATCTTTACGTAACCGATTAAAGATAATCTTAGATGCTTCCTTGTCGGAATATTCCAGAAGTACAAATGCACGATACTGTGTACCAGCGGCAAAGACTTCCACCTCAATAGGACTATAACCAGCGACATCGACATTAGCAATAACATTCTTTACAACCTTTTCGATCTCACTCATTACACGAGCATCAACATCAGACTGACCGAACTTAGCCATCCATGTTTTCGAAATCGCCTTCAACTTACCATTGATACGATCTGCAAGAACAACCTTACCATTTAGTGATGCAATGTCAACTGCAAGTTGTAAGTCTGGTGCAGTTGCAGAACCGACTGTAAAGATAGAGCCCTTCTTCTCAGGCATCGTCTTATACCAAGATGGTATAATAGAAACAGCACGTTCAACCTTTGCAGTTTTATAACGTATTTCTGGTGTATCCACCACAGACTTAGGCATGTTAGTTCCACATGCACCAAGGGTTAACACAGCCATCGATACGGTTGCGAGTAGTTTGGCGTTCATTATTTAATCTCCTTTATAACATTAACCAAAGAATCCCTTGCGCCACCTGACTCAAGAAATTTATATTTCGCAAGCGGATAAAGTGTTGGGTAATAAGTACACACCACAAATCCGATTGCTATTCCAATAATAATTTTAATCACTTTTCAGTCTCCACTGGTTTAGGGGTGGGAGACACGAAATCCGAAATCGCTTTACGTTTTTCATAAATATCTGTCTCAACCCCCTTTATTGTATTACCACAACCAGCCAAGAGAAATACCACCACACCGGCGATTACTCCTATGAGAACCAATTTTCCTGTATATTTACTAATCACAACTTAACATCCTTATTCGTTGTTGTCCAAATTCACCTATAACGGCATTTATGTATACTACTTTACACGATTTCTTAGGAGATGTCAAGTCACATTTCAGATTCTTTTCACTCTTTAGGGTTTCGGGTATAACAGTACGCATCACTTGTATCTTTGCACGATTCTCTGCATGTTCACACGCATTGACCTCACTCATGTCAGGGCCAAAGATATATTCACCTGTAGAGGGATACCACTTACCGTCCACACGTGATTCCATCTTCATCGTGCATTTACGGGTATCCTCTACGTATTTTTGTACGTCCTTCTTGATTACACGAACAGACTCTATACTGCCCTCATAGATCAGTTTATCCTTGGATTGAAAATCACAAGGGGTTTCTGTCGCAAGGGCAGTAGTAGTCAGTAGTGTACAGACTAATGTAACTATTTTATTTGGAAGTTGCATCTCTCATTGCTTTGGCTATAATTTCCGAAACAGGTATTATATCTTTCTCACCATCTTTATCTTCTTTGGTAAGAATAAATCCATCTTTTTCTAAATTATCTAGAACATGAGAGATAGCACTCTCTGCTATTCCTTTTTTTTCAAAAAATCGTCCTAGTAAGTACGTTGCGTACATACAACCGAGCGCAAGTAAAGTATGCGTATATTCGTTCATTTCCATAATATTATTTATCCACGTAATTCATCATATATTATCATAATAGAGTATTGGAGAGGGTTTGTCAAGTACCTTTTACACTTTCTTTACAGTAAAGTCAATACCCAATCTCTTCTTATCCGTGTGTATTTCAGATGCATGGTGAGTGATACGTGGGTCAAAGACAATGAAGGTACAAGGTTTACATGGTATCGCCTGATCTCCATGCATAAACAGGCCACCATCCTGTGGCCCCCAATCACTGTTGAGTATACCAAATATCTTGATATAATCAGTCTGATCAACATGATCAACATGAGGATTGTCTAGTCTATGTCGATCCTTGAGTCCGATACCACAGTATGACACATCAGGAAGAAACAAGTCTTGCCGTATACCATACAGGTGTATCAGTAATCCCATTGCAAGGCCAGCAAGAAGGGGCTGTTTGACCTCATTCTCTATGATGTCCATCTTTAGGTGTTTATCAGGACTCCCTTGTGGATATCTCATGTGCCATGTATCAGCCTGCATTGCATGATGCTTGAGTGTATCAAGATAAAATGGCGTACATGCGTCCTCAATCACTTCCAACATTTTCGGACTCCTCTACCTGACCATATGTAAATTCTTTCTCAGCTGCATCATCCAACTGCTTCATAACATCTTCTGTGAAAAAGGTATCAGGGTCACTCAGTATAGATTTACCAAATTGTTTACTTCCATCGGGTAATTCATATCGTGTGGATACCTTCTTAAATACTCCATACTTCTCTGCAAGCTCCAGTAGGCCATAGTGGCGATCTAATCCCTTGTCATAAGTGAGTCGCACATCAACCATCTTATTCTCTATTGTCAATCGTGACTTGTGGTTCTTACAGTGAATAATATTACCAACAACCTCAGTCCCGTCTTTCTCTTTCTTCTTACTCAGATAGATAATAGATGATGCCGCATACTTGAGTCCAGAACCACCGCCCATCTCCTTAGTGGAGAATAGACCCATACTCTCGTATGTGTGATTGGTGACAACCATAGGAACCTTTGCCCTACCTAGTTTTAGAGTGAGGACTCTAAATGCAGCCTTGAGTACCTGGGCCCGTGTCATGTCACGTGTCTCTTTACCATCAGTCGTATCCTCTATCTCTTTAGTGGTGGATAACATACCTAATGAATCAAGACATAGAAACAGCGGTTTGCGAACTGATTCATCATCTGCAAGATAGGAGTCCAATACCTGTATCGCCTGATGACGAAATTCTTGCACAGTGGTGACGGGCATGACAACCATACGTTTCGCATCAATACCACGATCCACGATCATGCTCTTAGTGATAGCACTTTCTGATTCGAAATAGATCACGCCTGCATCTGGATTAGAGTCCAGAAAATTCTTGACTATACCCATGAGGAAATACGTCTTACCCGTTGCACTCTCGCCCGCAATAGCAGTGATCTTGTTTGATGGTAGACCACCATGCACAGAGCCACTCAATAGTGCATTGAAGATGTATGAACCAGTGTCAATGAAACTATCCACATCCCCTGCTTCTACACCGTCTGCAGCGATTGCCGCATACTCATTATCAATTTCTTTTACAATCTTACTAAGAAAATCAGTCATATTAACTCCTTCATATTTTCTTTGTGGGTTTCAGTATGTCACCCCTCCAACAATATCCACTTATCGCTTCATAATTCCATTTCACTATTGGTAATAATTCTTGACACTCATTTATAGTCGATATATTATACAGCTTACTAATATCTAGTGTAACTGTCGCACCAACTAGGTGGAGTGTCATCAGTAATGTTATCACACCTTAAAACCACCAAAATCTGTGTTATCAAATACAGGTTCACTAAATGCATCTGGTATATCATCAGATTGATTTGCGTCCTGTAACTCTTGTTGCTCACTCAACTTAACATCAAAGAGCCTCATACGGGCCCTATCGATGCCGATCACAAATCTCTTATTCACAGTAGGATCGTTATAGCGATTCTTTAACTGCTTGACTGCGATTTGATTGAGTGCGTCAAGTTCCTCGTTAGAAATGAGTGCAAACATGAGGTCAGCCGTAGCAGGCAGACCGAAGCTCTCACTCGTATCTTCCAGACCAACATCACTATTGGAGTGCCCTGATCGAGTGGTTTGTGTTGCCGACATAATCGGGACATTTGTCTCAACTGCGAGTCCCCTAAGCTCTTCTGCAATTGACTTAACCATTGTATATGAGTTGACATTGGTCACTCCTTTAATTCTAGATGACGTACATATATTCAGATAGTCAATGAATATGATGTCTGGTTTGAAACTCTTCTTGATTGCAAGCTCCTTGATCAGTCCACGAAAATGATTCGTATGTGCAGATGCAGTAGGATATTCTTTGACAATGAGTTGGCCAGTAGTCTTATTCTTGATCTTATCTATCTTACTCTCAAACATCTGTTTTGGTAGATCATGCAAGTCTTCCAGAGACACATTCATCAGGTTCGCATCTATACGTTCTGCAATGCGTTCCTCTGCCATCTCTAGTGTGATATAGAGTACATTCTTACCCTGACTCATACAGTTTGCAGCGACATGACACATGAACAGAGACTTACCAACACCTGTACCAGCG